CAAATTGGAGCAAGAACACCTGGTATTCCGAAAACTGCTTCTTCAAAAGACAACAGTCTCGTACCACCGGTACCTTGATAATTTAATTCAGATGATAGATTATAAACCATTTCACTAGATACTTCTTCCAAAGTATTAGAATCTAATTTAACTCTATCAGCTTGAGCCAATCTAAGAATGGCTTTTTCAATTGGAACTTCGCCCTTACTACGCGGGTCCATCTCACTCATAATTGCTGGAGCTTTCTTTGGCTTCCAGGGTAGAAACTCAGCTATTGCACTAGGTTTCAATTTCGTAACATGATTCAAATAGACTTGAGCATTTTTACTTACTTTTCCTATATTTTTCAAATTAGGAACATAAGTTTCTTGCAATGTATCTAGAAAGTCTCCTTCAGCAACAAAATTTTGTTCAAATAAATCTTCTCCAATAGCTTCTTCAATCATCTCTTTCGAGATTCTTACTGCTAAGCCATATGGATAATCTTTATTAACAGTTCCTGCTACATGAATACCAATACATTTAGTAATAGCTTTTGATTCAGCCATTAATATCGGTACTCCACAGTCTCCAGATTGAGTTAATCCTTGATACATAAATCCATCAGTTAAATAAAAGTTCATTCCATCATAAGAATAAGAATTGATATCACGTACTGCATCCGTCAAAATCAGTCCCTGTCTAGTTCGAACACTAATTCGAAATCGACTATCTGGAACTTCAGCATCTGAAACAAAACAATTGATAACATTTTTAAACTTAGGTAAAGTCGGACAATCAAAATGTATAAAAACAAGATCATAGTCCAACGTCCCAGTTTCTGGATTTTTACATAAAACTATGTTCTCGTGGGAAAACTTAGTTTCATAAATTTGGTCGTTACTGTAAAGACGAATTATTCTTCCTTCTTCCATCATTTGTCCATGTTCAAATAGTCCATGAGCAAAAGTAACCAACCACCTGTCTGCGACAGGAATAGCATTAACGGTAATATGTCCTAAATCTAAATTAATATTTCTTATTGACTTACCAGCTTCTGCAGTGTGTATGTTATTACGTGTCCAACGACTTTTTCCACCTTTTTTTATGGGATATCTTCTTCCTTGGTTCCGATTGACCAGAATAAGTTATTCTATCAGAAACGTCAGTGTTACCCAACCACCTAGCTAGACCGCCCATTGCTGCAACTAGAATTCCAGTCCACATCAAATTAACAACGGCTTTACTATATGTAATTCCTGATGATTTAATACCATCACAATAAGTTTCAGTGCTAAATCTCCAAGCTGTTGACGAATCACGGTAAATTCTCTTAATAGAGGCTTTAACCCATTCTTCATGACTCGAAAATATTGTACCATCAGCTCCCATCCTCTGAGAAACTCTATTATTATAGATTAACTCTTCCTTAGATGACAATTGATGTTCTGAACATAAAAAAGTTGGTTTGCTACCTTTTGTACACCCTATAGAACGCGAACATTCAAAATATCCACATTGATGTCTATGAGTATCTTCCGTACAAACGGTTTGAGCTGTTGGAACATCAGATCTTTCACTAAAATCTGATTCTTCAGTACAGTCTTCCTCATGTCCACAACCCGAGCATACAAATCGCCCTGGACCATGTCTAAGAGGAGGTTCTTTACATTCAACACCATTAATAACATTTTTACATTTGTGTCTGTGTCGTGTCTTGCCTTCACC